CATCTGTGCTTTTTGAAGAGCTTGAGCAGTTTTATTTGATATATCACCAGCCTTTGAAACCGCACCTGAAACTACTTCTGAACCTTCTTTAACCGCATCTTTAGTATTATCAATAGCATCAGTTTGTTCCTGCATTTCTTCTGTAAATACTCTATTGCGATCAACAGAATGCCCAGTAATCAGTTCATTGTTTACTCTCAACTGATCTACAACTTTTTGTAAAGTAGTTTGTTCTGCTAATTGTTCAGCCATGTTTCATTTTCCTGTTATGTTCTTCTGTTCTTGCGTTTTCATCTTTAATCCATTCTTGAACTTTATTGAGGTAAATATCCCTCTCCCAAGGCAACATATTTTCAATTTCTGTAAAACTCCATTTATGAGTATGGATTAATGCAAAATTGTAATCAAAATGTGCTTCCAAGTTCATATGAGAGAGGGCGATTAGAAAAAAGAATTCATACCCTGTAATGTTACTGTAGACTTTACTTTTGTCTTAGGATTTTCTACTTCTACCTCATGTTTTACTGTAGGCATAGTTTGAAAGAAGTTTTGAATTTTTTCAAATTGTTCATGATTTAAACTTTCTACAAATTCCCTTTTATCCTTTTCTGTATAGTCCATAGCATCAAATGTTTCTTCTCCACTCCAAATTTGGTACATACAATCATAAATCATTTGAAAAAGATTTTCCATCTGTACGCCCGCATCTTTTGCATCCATAGCTGCCAATGACCCCAAATGTGGGTATGACATAAGAATACCAATATCATCTGTTAATTGGATTCTAGCATCATGGGTATCATCCATGTGAACTTGAATTTTAGTTAAGTCTATATCTACCTTAACTTTAGTTTCTTCATCATCTGGACATACTATTTCTAAAGATGAAACTTCTCCTACTGATTTTGCTCTTATATTTAGAAAAATATATTCTAAATCAAATAAGGGCATTTTAGTAACATCTACTGCTCCAAAGCAACAGGTTTCAACTAAATTTTTAATTGAATTATATATTTCTTTTTCATCACCTGTTTCTTGTGCAATTAATAAAAGTTTTTCTTCCTTTACAAGAAAAGGTCTATATGTAATTTCCTCATCACTTGAGGGAACATTTAACCGATACTCCGGCGCATTTATTTTTGGTAAAGACATAATATTCTCACTATTTTAATGTTAAAATTAACCAAACAAGTTTGCCCCTTTTGATAGGGGCCCTGTTACCATTGCTTGGTCTAATCGACTCGTTAATGGGCCACTTAATTCTGGTGGCAAATCTTCCAAAAATGGAAAACCATCTTTTTCGTTTTTGAATTCCCCTACTGCTAGGTTAATTCTACTTCTATTACCCACGTTACCTATCTTGAATGGATTCCATTTCAAGTATGACCATTCTACATCAAAAGTTGCAATTTGGTCTGTTGCATCGTGAGCAAGTGCTATTTCTCCAACTCTTGCTGGAAAACAGTCAAATACTTTTACTCCATAACTTTCTCTAAAATTAACAGTTGGTATTGGAGCTCCATTTTGAGCTTTAGAACGAGGATTGTCTACTCCTGTAAAATCATTAAGATCTGCTGTAGCTTTTTTCAAATCAGTTGAAATTTCTTCCATTGCTGTTGGTTCTTGTTGTTTTGCTTTTAATGTACCACTATTTCCCATAGTTGTACGAGTATAGACATCAAAATCTGCTACATATTCATTATAATAATTAAAATTTCCAGTTAAGTCGTTGTAGATTAATTTTTGCCAAGCATCAAAATAATTTTTGATATGCATTGTACCATCACAATAAAAAGTAGTAGATATTGTACCATATTGTACACCTTGTGGATATGGAAATGGTGCTCCATATTGTTTTATTAAAGTGGTATTAATTGATTTTTCGGGGATAGAAACTTTAGAACAATAAAGATTCAATTTTTGAAGTTCTCTTGTTCTACCATCATCATCTGGTGCAAGTTTATAAGTTCCACGTGCTGTAGCTTGTGCCGCATCATATAACTTTTTAAATTCTTGTTTAGTAGATTTATTCATAATATGTGTCTGCCAATCTAAACCACCACTTTTTACTTTTCCTGTATTTGCTCCTGCCCAATCTCCTCCCGCTTCCCCGTATTCTAAAGCTTGTTGATCAATACCCTTAGGCATTGCGAATTCCACTTTGAAATTGACGGGCATTGTAAATCCCTCACCCATTCCAACAACTGAACGGATGGTTTGGACTTCACCCATATGATCACTTTCATGAGCTTTCCTACCTTTTCCATCTTGTATGATGTCAAGTTTTCTAAGGATTCCTTGTCCTCTTTGTTTTGAAATAGATAATGGGAAATCATGTGTTCCCATTTTTACTCCACCTCTAAATATTGCCATATTTTCCTTAATACATTGTTGCTGAGTGTTTCCAAACAGTATCAGAGGTTGCACCTCTAAATTTCTGTAATGGTAATGCGGCCGCATAACTCCAATCTTCACCACTAATACCGTACATCCCCTTACCTTGTACATGACTAAACAAGTATCGTTTAATACATGGTTTTGCTGGAGGATAATTTGTTATAATGTTATAATTTAATTTTAATTTATAATTTTCCGTTACATTTCCACTCGCACCTTGTGCTTTAATTAATCTTAACATTAAATCTACACGAGCGTTAGGTGCAAGATAATGTAAATTAATTCCATAAAATCCATTTTGTGCATAATCAAAGGGAAAGATTAGGGGCCATACATCCCAATATGGTAATATATCTTTCCACTTTGCATCGTATTGAAATAGATACATTTGACCAACAGTTGGTCGCCCTGTAACTCCAATGTTTCTATCTCCTGTTAATTCTGACCTTCCTGTCGATGCAGGAAAGGCTGCAGCTCTAGTTTTCTTAACAATATCCCTGAACCAAGACATTGCTTCCCTACCCTTTGCTCTTATATTTGATAAAAAATCTGTTGCTACTTTATCTGCCATATAAGTATTTAGTCGTATTGAGATGATCTTCTGTTATTATTAAAAATTTCCAACCATGTCTTTTACAAACTTCTTGTGCAGCTGACCATTTTGCACGATTCCTACTCCACTCTTTGGTTTCGTGCATAAAAGATTTAGTAACACGTTTTACTGGTTTGGGGGGTTTGGTATATTTTTTTGGTTTAATCTCAATCATGAATTTATCACTATTTTTTGTCTTAATATAAAAGTCGGGAAAGTATCGATGTTGTTTACCATCTAAGGGTGAAATATATGGTATTATAAGTTCCTCTGAGCCCCATTCAACAATATCATTGTTATCATCACAATAGACCATGAACTTGCGTTCCCACAAAGACCTGTAAACAATATTATTAATATCCCCCTTATACTTCTTTCGATTGGTGGGGTGAAATTTACCCTTATAAGACATATAAATAGTTAGAAATAACTTATAGGAATATTTATATGAAAAATTTTATAGCACAATCTATGAAAAGATTTGGGCTGAACGAAAAACCTGCTCCACAATCTCCAAATCAAGGTGCTGCCGAAAATATGACAACTGATCCTCTATCTCACTTAAAAATTGGAAGTAAGTGGTCATATTCTACTCTTGAATATCCACACGATATACAAAGTAGATCTGATTTGGGACATTATATGATGTTTTATATTAATATAGCAAATTCTCCTAGATCCACATATAGTAGAATTGGTGGAATAAATAAGGATGGTAAATTTAATAGAAAACAAACAACGCAGAAAGGTGGTAGTACTGTAATGTCTGATGATTTATCTGGTGTAGACCCTGAACAAGATATGATTTTAAATAGGCAGGGTCATGCTAAAGATGCTGAAGCTCAAGGAAAATATACTACCTCTGGTAATAGTTGGGAGCCTGGTCAATCAAATAGAGTTATAGAACGAAAATCATTTCAAGGTGCAGTATCTAAACAAACAAATCAAGAAGATAGAACAGTTAGAACTACTGATTCAATAGTTCTGTATATGCCACCACAAGTAATGCAGAATAATGCTGCTAATTATAATGCAACAGAAATTGGTGGTGAGATTATGGAAACCGCTGGTAGAGTTATGAATATAATGAGTAGAGCGGAACATTTAGGTGGAGGTTTAAGTGGAGGTTTAGATTCTATGAAAGAAGCCTTGCCTGGAATTGCTGGTCAAGTTAAAAGTGCTATGTTTCGAGGAGCTGCAAAGGCAGCATCTGCACTTATGGGGGGTGATGCATTAGCTGCATACGACAAATACTCCAATAGAGCAATGAACAACTTTTTGGAAACAACATTTAAAGGTGTTGGATTTCGTAAGTTCTCATACACTTGGAAATTTGCACCAAGAAATATTGAAGAAGTTTTAGCAGCACAAGATATTATCAAAACTTTTAAATTTCATATGTTACCAGAATTACCTGAATCTGGTGATTTTGGTAGATACTATGTTGTTCCTGCTGAATTTGATATTTTTTATATGTTTAGGGGTGATGAAAATAGTTATTTCAATAAAATTGCAACAAGTGTTTTAGTCAATATGGATGTAAACTATTCTCCTGGCCAATATCAAACATTCAGACCTATTGATAGTATTAATGGTGCGCCACCTACAGAAATTGACCTCAAACTTGATTTCCAAGAAACCAAGATTATCACAAAATCAGATGTAGAACTAGGTTATTAATATGTCATATTTTTCTAATTTTTCAACAATATTATATGATCCTGCTGGTGATGGGTCTGCAAAACTTTGTACTGACATCTTGAGTCGTGTTCGGGTAAGAGCTAATATGAAAAAAGAACTCGTTATGCTTGACCAATATGATGTTCAGGAGAATGAGACACCAGAAATTTTAGCAGATAGACATCATGGTAGCCCGCATTATCATTGGGTTATTCTGTTATTAAATGATATTTCAGATGTTAATCATGATTGGGTAAAATCTACACGCCAGATGCAAAAATATCTTCTATCCAAATATACAGAAACACAACTTACTGAAACTCACCATTATGAAATACCACAAACTTCAGGTGATACTACTATTATGATTGAAGTTGAAAATTCAACATATCCATCTGCAACCATTGTCACAAATTATGAATATGAAGTTGCATTAAATGAATCAAAAAGAAAAATTGATTTATTAAGAAATAATTATCTTGGAATTTTTGTAGATGAGTTTTCAAATATAATATAAGGTATTATGGCAGATAAAGAACGGCTACAATCGCCAGGTGATTTTTTCATAGATGGTGTTATGATAGTTGGAAGTTCTGGAGCAAGAATAAATGTTACAGATCAAGTTAGAGAACTTAACATATATCAAGATATAGATTCCCCATTTATGTCTGGTAATATTTTAATTGCAGATTCAATGGGGATTGCTGAATTATTACCATTTCTAGGACAAGAACGATTATTATTTTCTCTCAAAACTCCAACCAAACGTGCAATAGATTTTAATAAATATCATGCGATTATCTACAATGTACAAAAGAGATTTGCCAACACAGCTAAAGAACAAACATTCCTTTTAAATTGGACTACCTTAGACCATTATAGAAATACTCGTACAAAAATTTCAGAATCATTAGATGGAACTATAGATGAGATAGTTACAAAAATATTAAAAGGTAAAAAATATCTAGGAACTAATAAATCTATAAACATTGAAAAAACCAAAAATCTTAGACAATATGTATTTCCTAACCTAACACCATTTCAAGCTATAAATTTAATGAAAGAAGAAGCGGTAAGTAAAGAAGAATCTGCTCCTTATTTCGTATTTTTTGAAAATCAAGATGGTTATCATTTTAGATCAATGGATAGTTTAATAGGAAGTATGAGAGACTTAAACGTACCTCATCAAAAAACTTATAAATATCAACCACCAAAAGGAAACGCTACTAGAAATCCAGAAGATGGACTATCTACTATTTTGAGTTGGGATGTTACCAACAATAATAATAGTTTTCTTTGTACTCGACATGGTATGTATTCTTCAACTCTTTATTTTCATGATATATTTAATAAAAATGTTCAAAAATTTGAATATAGTTATGGAAGGGATAGGGTAGGAAAAAGAAATTCTTTAAATCAAGAAAGTAAAAATGTTGGTTCTATAGTACCAGCTTTGAAAACGGATGGTGGTAAAAGGTTAGATCAATATCCAAGCAAAACATTTGTCCATCCAACAGGAAGTGATAATCTCCATACTAAAGGAACTGATAATAATGCAGAAGAATGGTTACAGGAATCACGTTCCAGAGAACTAGAACAAGATTATTTTGATTTAAAAATTGAAACTTATGGGGATACTAATATACAAGTTGGAGATATTATTAATGTAGTAATACCTTCCAACAAACCTATGGCAGCTCCTGTAGTTCCTGAATCTATTGACCCTATATTATCTGGTAGATATTTAATTACACAATTACATCATTTGGTTATCCCTACAGATCAAAGACATCAAATGGTAATGAATGTAATGAAAGATTCTATAGAAAATGCACCACCGATTCAAGATTTAAAATATCCAGAAGAACCAAGTGGGGGATCTGATATAGGACTTGAAGATACAAAACGTATACTTAAACCTAGAACAAAGGGTTCTGGGCCAAAATAAATTAATATAAATATAGTTATGATAACATACGAACAATTTATAAAAGAGGGTGTCTACGATCCCAACATATTCAAAGCAGTTTTTATGGCA